AGAATCTATGCTCTATAAAGCATCACATATCAATCATCCTTCAGCGGTTTGGGTTCGGAAATCTGTATGGAATTATCGTTGGTTACATGATTTGCTTAGTTGCACTCTTGATGAGTATACATTTCGTTATGAAAAAATACACTTGATTGAGTCTTCGGGATTGAAAGATGCGTTATTTTTTAATCCTATGAACATACCGAAGAACGTGGAATTCTCGGAGCCACCACTTGCAATGCCTGATGATTGTAAAATTTCTGGCCAGACAATTGATTCCTATCGGCGCTACTATATAGAACATAAGGTGCGATTTGCTAGATGGACAAAACGACAGATTCCTTCATGGTTTACTGAAGGTTGTCTCCAGCGAATGGTTGAGATCAATGAATCATTAGGGCTATATGAGAATGCCAACATACAACTTTCGGAACAAAACCACGGGAGAGACCATCGAACGAATGATGAAAATCTCCGAACAGAAGGAATGGCTTGACGCTAATCCTGATTATGAAATCACACACTTGGGTATGACTCTAGGCGATCCAGTTCGCCTAGGGTTGAGGAAGCCAGACGCAGGCTTTCGTGAAGTCTTACAGAAAGCAAAGGCTGCACATCCAAGAGGTAACATCAACACCTTCTAATGAGACAAGTTACCTTTAATCATGTAGGCGTTGATATTGATTATGATCTACAAACTAAAACAATCAATGGTAAACGATTCTATCTGACACCAGACGGAGAAGCGTATCCGTCGGTTACAACCATTACAGGAATGCATGGTAAAGAAGGTATTCTTGAATGGCGTAGGCGTGTTGGTGAAGAAGAAGCAAACCGCATTTCAACGAAAGCAGCAAGGCGTGGTACGAGAATCCATACGCTTTGTGAGAACTATCTAAACAATCAAGTGAATTGGGCTGAAGGGCATATGCCAACTTCGGTAGCAATGTTCAAGACTGTCCAACCAATTCTTGATGAACGCATTAATAACATCCATGCAATTGAGATACCACTCTACTCACACCATCTCCGAGTTGCAGGTCGTGTAGACTGCATTGGAGAATTTGACGGAAAGTTATCAATTATAGATTTTAAAACATCAAGTAAACCGAAGCAAGAAGAATGGATTACCAACTACTTTATGCAATGTGCTGCATACGCTGTAATGTATGAAGAACGCACAAGAATACCAGTTTCAAGACTTGCTATTGTCATTGCAGTAGAGGATGACATGCCACAAGTCTTTATTAAGAAGCGGAACGATTACATAGAATTATTCCGTGAATACCGTAGGCAATTCGATAGGGAGAATGCATGAGTAAAATGGTGCACGATGTAGTTAGGTTTATTCAAGCGTGTGAGCAAGTCCGCTCACCATCAAATATTTCATTGTATGATAAATTAATTCATGAGGAGTTCGGTGAGTACATAGACGCAAAAAATGATGCTGAGAAATTGGACGCTTGCATGGATATGATTTGGGTAATTATTGGTTATTGCCATATGAAAGGTTGGAATATAGAACGAGCATGGGAAGAAGTTGCAAGAAGCAATTTGGATAAGATTGATCCTGACACAGGATACGTTCTAAAGAATGCTGATGGCAAAGTGATGAAACCTAAGAATTGGAAAGCACCAGCACTTGAACAATTTGTGGAAGTGTGATACTATATAATCCTATGATTGTATGAAGCGAACAGAAACATGTTTCGGACGGCGGTTCGATTCCGCCCAGGTCCACCAAAAAGGATTTTAAATGCACAACGAAACTTCAAAAGAGTTTACCAGTAAAAGAAAGAAGGCTGGGTTAATTAACGCTTTAAAATCTGGAAGACTGTATGAAGAATATTTAAAGCATCCTAATGCTCAATATAGAATGACATTTAGTGAGTATAAGAAAAATAGGAAAAAGATTCTTTCTGAAGGGCCTGTACAGGTTTCGACGGGGCAAAGAGTATGAGAGTGGACAATTCGGTAGGCGATGACCGTAAATCAAGCACCAAAATAAACGCAGCAAATGATGAGCGTTTTGCACTAGCAGCCTAAACTCTAGTGCGGAGTTTTGTCGGTTGAACTTAGCAACAGAATCAACCGACTTTTATTAACATAGGAGATGATATGAAGAAAACTCTAATTGCAGCATGTTTGGCTTTAGCATTTGGTTCCGCAAAAGCAGCAAACTTTGTAAGTTTCGACGTTGACCAAGTTAAAGATACTCGGAACAAAGCAGAAAGCACTGCACAATATTTTAGGGCTGGTAAAGATATGGCTGGTTTGAATCTAGGTCTACAGGTTCGCACTGCTGTATTTGATAAAGGTGGTATGTTGAACAGTGTAGAAGGAACTGTGGGTAAGGACTTGATCAAAGGAGTCAATACATATTTTGGAGTCGGTTACGATAACGGATTCAATGGTAAAGTGGATGGAAACTTTACTTACGGGCTTGTCGGTCTATCTACAGGAATGCCATTAGGACCTGCATGGGGATTTGCAGGTGCTAAAACACGTATCAATTGGGATGACAGTAATCCTAAACAGACTGTAACATTTCTTGGTATAAGTATGCCAGTTACAAAAGCACTAAGTGTAAGTGTTTCGGCCAGTCGATCATTTCAAGACATTGAAGAAAAGGCTTTTGGTGTAGGTGCACGTTTAGCATATTGATGCTATATAGTTTTGCCAGTTGAACTTCATCAACTGGTACTATTATTTCAAGGTGATATGTATTATGAAAAAAATAGCATTGATTACTGGTATTACTGGACAAGATGGAAGTTACTTAGCAGAACTTCTAATCGAAAAAAATTATGAAGTTCATGGACTTGTACGAAGAGCAAGTACGGGTTTAAATTTTTCAAATATTGAATCAATCAAAAATCAAATTCATTTTCATTATAGTGATTTAACGGACTGTGCAAATGTTCGTAATATTATAATGAAAATTAAGCCCGATGAAATTTATAACTTAGCAGCACAAAGCCATGTGAGTGTAAGTTTTGAAACTCCCACATACACTGGTGATGTAAATGGTATCGGTGTTCTCAAATTACTTGAAGCTACTCGCCTTCTATCAAAAGAAAAAAACGTTAGATTTTATCAAGCGTCTACAAGCGAACTATACGGTAAAGTCAGAGAAACACCTCAAACAGAAACCACTCCATTCTATCCAAGAAGTCCATATGCCGTAGCAAAACTCTACGGCTATTGGATCACAGTGAACTATCGTGAAAGTTATGGTTTGTATACATGCAATGGTATACTTTTCAATCATGAAAGTCCACGAAGAGGTCCTGAATTTGTGACGAGAAAGATTGTACAAGGGCTTATTAATGTTTTCTTAGGTAATCAAGAGATTCTCGAATTAGGTAATTTAGACGCAAGGCGAGATTGGGGTCATGCTAAGGATTATGTAAATGCTATGTGGCTTATGCTTCAACAAGACAAACCCGATGACTATGTTGTATCAAGCGGTGAAGAACATTCGGTTCGTGATTTTTGTGAGCGTGTAGCAGAATACTTAAACTTTGAGATTGAATGGATTGGTACGGGGCTTAACGAAATTGGTGTAAATAAGTCAACAGATAAAACAATCATTCGTGTAAATGAAAAATTTTATAGGCCCGCTGAAGTACCTACTATCTTTGGTGATTGCAGAAAAGCAAGAAAGAAGTTAGGCTGGAAGCCAGAGTATACATTTAAAGATTTAGTTCACGAAATGTGTAAAATTGAAATGGAGAAATTAAAATGAGTACCATGACATATATTTTCGAATCTCCAGATGGCGGTAAAACTGTATACAAGAGAAATTTTGGTGAAACGAAAAGAATTCAAATTAACGAGCGGAGAAGCAACATGAAACTTGTGAGTTTAGGTGATCACTATGTAAGTGATTTTGTAAAGGGTGAACATGAAACATTGAATCGTAAAAAGTATAGTTTAGATGTATGGTCAGATGATGAATTGGGTGCTGCAAGACTTCATGGTCTAGCGCCATCCGATACGATGTGGGGTCAGTATTGGTATCGAAGTGGTATTAATACAAGCATGAGGGCTGAGTTGAATAGAATTGTTGGTGAAATTTTACCAAGAGTTCAACCAGAAAAAGACGATATCTGGTTAGATATTGCATGTAATGATGGAACATTATTGAGTTATGTGCCGCCTTATATGCATCGTGTTGGTATTGATCCTTGCGATAACACTTACTTAGCAGAATCATCCAAGCACGGTGAAATCATTCAAGATTATTTCTCTAAAGATGCATGGAACAAAACAACCGTAGCCAACAAAAAAGTAAAAGTCATTACATGTATTGCAATGTTCTATGATTTAGATGATCCACGGCCATTTGTACAGAGCATGTATGATATTCTTGATGATGACGGTGTTGTTGTTCTTCAAATGAGTTATACACCACTCATGATTAAACAAATGGCATTTGATAATATTTGCCACGAGCATGTTTATTATTATGATTTAACATCATTAATAGGACTCTTTTCTCGCATTGGATTTAATTGCGTAGACTGTTCTTTGAATGATACCAATGGCGGTAGTTTTAGAATCTATTTCAGAAAGCGTGATGCAAATCCTGCAAAGTTTGGATCAGCACCTCTTCGTGATGTATGCGAAGTTAGAGTTGCAAGCATTCTTGCATACGAACAGAACGTTGTCAACATTCGAAAGTTTAGCACATGGGATAATTTTGAACTTCGGCTGAAAAAAATGAAGAAAGATTTATTAGATATTATTCATAGTGTGAAAGCAGAGGGCAAAACAATCTATGGTTATGGTGCAAGTACAAAGGGTAATACATTGTTACAATATTTTGGTTTGAATGCAAGTCATATTACCGCAATTGCTGAACGAAGTCCATACAAGTTTGGTTTACAGACAATCGGTACACATATTCCTATTGTAAGTGAGGAAGAAATGCGAGCAGCAAAGCCTGACTATCTTCTTATTTTACCTTGGCATTTTATTGATGAGTTTTTGTTGCGTGAGCGAGACTATCTGAAAGCTGGTGGTAAAATGATTGTGCCTTGCCCTAATGTGAAAATTTATTCAGCATGAAATTTCATGTGATTACACCTTTAGCAAGATATGGTAATGTACCAGATATCATATCGATGTTAGAGAATCAAAATGTTGTATGGCATGTAATTACTGACGATGATTCAAAAGAAACTTTTACTCCGACTCATCCATGGATAATGCATCATGTTTGTCCTAATAGTGGAATGGAATTCTGGAAAAGATGTAACTATTCTATAAATTGGTTCATAGAAAACACTGAGATTATTCCTGACGATATGTACTGTTTTATGAACGATGATGATGGATATTATCCTCAGTTCTTTAAAAGAATGTACTATGTTGTTGAAGAGTGTAAAAGAACCGATCAACCATCTGAAGTTATTATATGCTCTATGGAAAGAGGTCATGCCATACCAGATGGTTTAACTCCAGAGAGAAGACATCCTACGTATACATTAATTGCACATCCGAGATCAATGCATGTTGGTGGTGTTGGCGTTGAACAGATTTTTATTTCTGGTAAAGTTTTATCTGAAAATAGACTGCCCATTCATATCTATGGTGATGGTATGATGATATCTGATATCGTGAATAGATATCCTACAACTTACGTACCACAATTATTTGTATTGTTTAATTACTTAGAACCAGGTAGATGGAAAAAATGAAAATTGTTGGCATACTTACAGGATCAAAGCAAGATTGTGGCATATATTATTATGCAAGAAATTTGCATAATATGTTGAAACAGTCGAACCAAAATCGATACATATTACTTACATGTGATAGCGAAATCGAAATGAAAAAACTGATTCAAGAATACAATCTTGATTTAGTCATTTACAATTGGCATCCATCAACTATGCGATGGTTAACTCAATCAACAATTGATAACACTTCGATTAGACAGTTTATGATTATTGGACACGAAGGTAGATTTGAAACTCGACATTTTTATAATCTAGAACATTATATAACGATTGATGTGACTGCACCAGACACCGAAAAAGTTCATCCAGGAGTTAGACCAGTTGTTATATATGACGACATTCAATATTTTCCTCCGAGTGATATATTGACGATAGGAACAAGCGGTATCGGACAACATAATAAAAATTTACCAACAATTATAAAAATTATAAACCAACAATTTGACGAATATGTGAAATTAAATGTCCATTTTTCTCCAGGATTTTATACTCCTCTTAAGGATCAAGGTATCATCAATCTTATAGAACAGTGTAAAAAGTTAGCGAAAAAAAACGTCGAAATTATATACACAATTGAAAAATTTTCTGAGTATGATTTAATCAAGTGGTTAAATGGTAACGATATAAACATTTACTTTTATGAGCATTTTGACGCCGTTGGTGTCAGTGGATCAACAGATAGAGCCTTGTCAGCAAGAAAACCTATCGGTGTAAACACATCAAATTTTTTTAGGCATATTATTAGTGATGACATTAATATTGAAAAAACACCAATAAAAGAAATCGTAGCAAAAGGCTTGACACCTATTGAAAAATATTATACAATGTGGAATATAAACACACTTTTAAAACAATACGACGGATTGGTAAACGGAAATGAGATATCACACTAAATGGAATAGCGACAAAAAATTAAGATATGAATTTGATGGTAGCGAAAAAATTCACTTTAGCTACTCTCAAGCAATGCAAGACTTGTTCATTTTATCTTTAACGAAAGGTAAAAGAAATGGTACATATCTCGAAATTGGTTGTAATGTTCCTGATTATACCAATAATACATATCTAATATCTCAAAAATATAATTGGAGCGGTTTAAGTATTGATATGTTACCAGATTTAGCATATGCATGGTCTACGCTTAGACCTGATGATTACTTTTTGTGCTGTAATGCTTTGACTGTAGATTATGATAAAATCATGCAAGAAAGATATGGTGAAAATCGTATCATAGACTATCTTCAGCTTGATATAGATCCAAGCGAAGTAACTCTAAAAGCACTTAAAAGGTTGCCAATGGACAAATATAGATTTGGTATCATAACATATGAAACAGATGTATACTTAGGCAACCAAGCGTCACAAAAAGAAAGTAGAAGTATTCTTAATGATTTAGGATATACACTTATTGTTGGTGATGTGATTTCTCCTGGTCCAGGTGGTGAAGGACCATTTGAAGATTGGTGGGTTGATATGAATCTGGTCGATCAAAATGTCGCAAATGACATTAAAGAAAGAAACATACAGGTACCAAAAGAAATTTTTCTTTTATAAATATATAGGGAATTGTTTCCGCATTTCACAAGGAGCAGATATGAAAACCTTTTCAAAGGTTGTAGTGTTACTCTTTTCTTTGCTTTTTGCATCTGTAGCATACTCATTAGATCCACAATCATTACTGAAGAGCAAAGATACAAGCAAAATTGACTTGTACTGGATGGCACTTAACATCTACCATGAAGCAGGCAATCAGCCTTCAATTGGTAAGATAGCAGTTGGTATGGTTGTACTCAATCGTTTAGCCGATAAACAGAATCGGTTTCCTAAGACAATTAAAGATATTGTAACACAAGATTGCCAATTCTCTTGGTATTGTATCGTAAAGGATCATAAACCTAGAGACATGAACATCTGGAAACAATCTTATAAAGTTGCAGAATTTCTCTTGACTGGATACAAAAAAGGCATTATGATAGATGTTGTAGAAGGTGCTACGCACTTTCATGCAACTTACGTGAAACCATCTTGGGCAAAGACTGCGACGAAAGTCGTACAAATCGGCGATCACATTTTCTATCGTTGGGGAAAGGATGTCCAAAAAACAAAAATGCGAATCTAAAGATATGAATTTGAATATATTAACAAGTAAAGAATTTGAGCGTCACATAACTAGCATTATGCGTGAGAAGCAACCAATCACGATGATAGATGCAATTGTTCTATATTGTGAAGAAAAGAATATAGAAATTGAAACTGCTGCTGCATTAGTTTCACCACGAATGAAAAGTCGAATTGAAACTGAAGCAATGGACTCAAACATGATTACCAAAAAAGCGAGACTGCCATTAGAGGATGATGAACTATGACTACATGGAAAATTACAACTGAACATAAAAAATCAGTTGAACAAACAGAATATTGGAAAAATTTGGAGACTGGTCAAAAGGTAACTCATACATTATGTTGGCGATGGGGTGAGTATTTCGTTGAAGCACCAGAAAATACTACCATTGAAGAATGGTTAGAAAGTTATGACGAAGATGAGGGTCTGGATGTTCATAGTGAATTTGAAGTCCATGACTTTAGTGAATGGGATGGTTGGTATAATGATTATGAATTTTATGGTATGGATGAGAATGAAATCAAAGCGATGCTTGAATTTCTGGAAGGTAGCAGTATGTATGATTTAGAAGGTAATGGTTGGGTTTGTACGTACTCAGATACAATTCTTACTGGTCCATTAATCATAGAAGAAATTGAAAATGGAAGCGATTGATGCATATAAAATTTATGTTGCATTAAAAAATCATTTCACACTTGACACATACGATTATTTCAAGTACAATAAAAAAACTAACATATCTTATGACAGTTTTTTGAAACGAAAAGATAAAATATTTTTTGCTAAACTTGGTAATCGAAAAAAAGATTACCTTGAAGATTTTCTTGTCGCTAATTTCATTCACCAAACGAACACATGGATTGGTGAATTATTATCTGACGAATGCGAAGAAAGATATAGAGACTGGAAACGAAGACAAGAATCTTTAACGTATCATTTTACAAACGATGTAAATTTTGTAAGTGAATTGTCAGTAAATGAGTTCAATGAGTTATTTTACTCAGTACATGGCAATCACCCTAAGATTATTCGAATGTACTTCAGAAAAGAAATTAGTCTTGAAACTTTAGTGATACTTGACACCATACTAAAGTTTATGCTAAAATCAGACAAATCAATCAATGATCCAATATACCGTGAGGTGAGTAAGTTATGCAAGAAATACCGGCCATTCTTAAGGTTCGACGAAATGAAAATGAAGTCAGCCCTAAAGCGATTGGTGTTGAAATAAGAAAGGAGGTTAAAAGAAAAATTTGTGCTTTATTGATTCCTAAAGAACAAAAACGCATATATACTCATGTAGGTGATAATGATATATGTGGACAAGAGTTTTATACGACTAATACAATTTTTAATACGAGGTAATACATATGGCAAATTCATTCGCCGATCTAAAGAAGTCACGTTCCCAAGCCCTAGAAAAACTAACGGGCGAACTCTCAAAACTCAGCAATAAAGAAGAAGGCAAAAAGTCATACGAAGATGACCGCTTCTGGAAACCTACGGTTGACAAAGCAGGCAACGGTATGGCAACAATTCGCTTTCTACCTTCACCCGAAGGTGAAGACATGCCCTGGGTTCAAATCTTTTCACATTCAATCCAAGGTCCTACTGGTCAATGGTTGATTGATAATTGTTTGACAACCATCAATCAAAAGTGCCCAGTGTGTGAACATAACACTGTTCTATGGAACTCTGGCATTGAAGCAAACAAAGAAGTAGTACGTAAACAAAAGCGTAAACTTCAGTACATCGCAAACATTTATATCGTTAAAGATCCTGCTAATCCTGAGAATGATGGTACAGTCCGTCTATTCAAGTTTGGTAAGAAAATCTTTGACAAACTAAATGATTTGATGAATCCTGAATTTGAAGATGAGTCACCTGTCAATCCATTTGATTTGTGGGAAGGTGCTAACTTCAAACTGAAGATTCGCAAAGTTGAAGGTTATCAAAACTATGACAAATCAGAATTTGATAAGCCAAGCCCATTGTCTAAAGATGACGATGATTTAGAACGTATTTGGAAGTCTGA